GTTAATGGTTCAAACACCATTTTATCACCAGGAAAATATGCATCAACTCTAGGTCTTGCTGTTACAGTCTCATTAACTGTTACACCTGGCATCGTAAAGTTTTGACAAAAGTATGATGTATTTGGTGCTTTATGAAACACCATTCTAAAGCCGTCGGAGACTGCTAAAGGATTCTTATTTGCGGTTACTATATTTGTCATAATACTATTTATACATCTGCAGATAAAAAGAGAGGGACCGAAGTCCCTCTCAAAGCTTAACTATCTAATTATAGTTATTATCGTTTAATCAAAGATTAAGCGTTGTCCAATAGACCTGTAACCTTGAAGATACGGAAGTATTGGTTAGAACGGTTTAGACCTGTGTCATTGCCTGGAGCTGAACCAACGAATGGGTTAGCAACCATACCATAACGTGTCTTGAAACCAATCTTAGGCTGGAAAGTACCTTGATCAACTGCACGAACCATTGTTAATGGAACGTATGGGCAGTAGAACATACCAGCATCGTATGGGTTTGAACCACGGTAGCCAACTGTGATGTAATCAACAGAAGCATATGGATCGATGTAAACCTTGATACGGCCCATTAATGTACCAGCAAATGTATTGCCAGTGTCATCAACTTGTAAGCTTGTGCTTAAAGCTGGAGCGTAGTCAAGAACACCAGCAGCTGCAAGAGCTGTAGCAACATCTGATGAACAGATGATGAAGTTACCCTTACCACGACGTGTTTCTTTAGCGATTTGGTTAGCTTCACGATCTAACTGAACTAACAAACCTTTGAACTTCTCAACTGACCAACGGCCGTCAGCATCAGTAACTAGGTTGAATGTACCTGCTGATGTGATGTTAGCTGTTTGAGCACCTAACTTAGCTTTAACGTTGATTGTACGAATAACTTCGCGGTTGATTTCAGCAAGAATTTCTGCAGAAAGGATGTTAGCCAATTCTGTTTCTGCGTCAAGACCGTGCACAGCCTTAAGGTCTTGTGCAAGTTCCATTGTGTACTCAGCCTTTAAAGCACGTGTACGAGCAGTTACAGTAGCTTTCTCGATTGAGAATGCCATTTGACCGAATGAGTTAGATGATGCATCACCTAATGCTTCACCTTCAGCTGTAGTCATACCAGCACCAACGCCGAATGGGTCAGCAACTGTGTCAGCAGCAGAAGTACCAGCTGTACCAGAACCACCAGCGTTAACTGTTGTGTCTGTACCTGGAAGAGATGAAGAATCACCACCGTGTGTACCATTCTTGTTAGTAGCTGTGCTACCAGAGAATGATGATGAAGAGTAGTCTGTATCAGCTTCGTTGAATAACGCTTCTGTACCGTTTTGTGCGTGGTAACGTGACTTCATCGCGAAGATTAAGCCAGTTGGACCAGACATTGGCTGAACTGATGCAACATCATAAGCCATTAGGTTAGGCATTGAACGACGAACTAAAGAGATTAGGATTGGATCCCAGTTAGCAACGCCAGAACCTGTAGCGTTAGCTGGAGCAGCTTCGCTTAGGTAACCAGCTTGAGCGCGCTCTTCTTGAAGAGCTTTCTCTTGGTTCTCAAGCATAACCGCTGTAACGGCGCGCTTGTATGGATCTTTGATCTCTGGGAGATCAGCGTGGTTGATAACTTCAGCCCACTTTTGTTGTGCTTGTTCTGCTAAAAACATGTTATGTTTTCCTTTTAATTATTTCTTAGTGCGGGAGATGGCGCTCAAATAAGCTGCCATACGTGGTGATGTAGTAGTTTCTTCAGTTAAAGAAGAATCTTCTTCGTGAACAGATTCAGTGATTGATGATTCTTTCTTGAAGTGTGCTTCTTTAACGATAGCAACCTTCTTGGCAAAATCTTCTGCATCTTCTGCATCAATAGATTCAACTAGTGACTTTAGCTTTTCAGCTTCAGTAGCTACTAAACCTTCAGATGCTTCACGAACGATTTCTAAACGACGAAGTGTTTCTACTTCTTCAGCTAACTTAACAGATTTCTCTGTTGAAGATTGAAGTTGTTCTTCAAGCTCGTCAACCTTAGATGCTAGATCGTCAATTAGATCTTCCTTACCTTCTGGAACTGCAATGTAGTGCTCAACGAACACTTGTTGTAGTTGAGACATGAAGCTTTCAGCGATCTCAGCAC